AATCATAGTTGTTAGCCCAAATCCATAGAATAAGGAAGTCACGGTCATGGACAGACATCTTCTCGTACCAGTCTGGATTACCGATAACATCCTTGATGACACCGTTAAGAGTCTTTGAATAGGTTTCAGCAGTGGCAGTTGCCAATGTCTCTTCATCCTTAACCAGAAGATCACGGTATTCTACCGTATCTGGATAGCCAAGAAGACCCTTGGAAGGTAGCTCGACATAGGGAGAGTTTCGTAGAGTGTCCTGTGGTTCTTCTTGAACTTCTTTTTCGACAGGAGCCTCTTGGACTTCATCTTCTTCCACGAACATCTGTTGTGTAGGTGATTGCTTTTTCTTAGCCATATGCATTTTGCCTCTTTCGTTTTGAATGTGATCTATTTATCAGAAAAAGAATCTGGTTGCGCTATCCATGACGTTTCTGATTAATTGTGGGTTATTTAGTATGTTGCCCATGTTACCGTTTCCATTAGTTCTACCGTAATAGGTTGGGTTATTCACAGCACTCATGATCGTGTCTTTTTCCGATTCGATCATTCTCTTGACATCACCAGCAGGAATGAACATGTGTTCAACACTGTCACCTGAGAACTGAACATCGTACTGCATCACAGAATTCCCATCCTGACTGAAATTCATTGGACTGATCTCGATTGGGTAATATCCCTTATACAGATGAACATGCATATCCAACTTGGATGCAGATAGGCGAATGACCTTGATGTTTCTCTTGTACTGAACAGGGGGATTGCGACTACCATCCATATTATCCATCTGTTTCTGCCAATTAAGAAGATACTGCAAGGTTGCACCGTCTTCCATCTCATCAATCTTCATCGATACGTTTCCGATGTCAGAGTTACCAGCACGATACCAGAATGTATCCTTGTCAGTAGCCTTCACAGTCTCGTAGGTGGTCAATGGGGCATCTATACTGTATACCCTATGCGAAATGCTTTCCATCTGCTCCTGTGCGCCCACAGAGCCTTGGTCAAGACCAGTAAGATTACTGAATCCACCGGGATTATTTTGTAATGTCTGGAAAGGATCAGCAGACTGTTGCGATCTCTGTTTTGCACTCACGGTTGGATCACCGTCAATCGCAGAAAGAACCCCACCAGTAAGACCCTTCATTGTAGGATCAATCGGACCACCGTTTGAGCTAACATCCGGCATTTCGACCCTGAACAGATAATCAAACTGTGGATTCTGTTGTTTCTTTCTTGCTAGTGCGTTCTTAATCTGACTCATAACATGATCTTCTTGTTGAATGAGAACATAACGTCAAACGTCAGTTCTGTTGATTCGTTGTATGCAAGTTGGGTTTCACTGATCTCCGATGGAAAACATTCGGTCATCACAAACTCACCAGTGGCATAGGAATGAGAATTATCCTGTAGTGTCAGAACAATATCCTGATAGTAGGTTTCTGGGGAAACTTTTCGAACAAGATCAGGATCATTCATCACCTGAAACCATCGTTGAAAGAATCTGAATGTTTCAAGGCTCTGATTGTCCCACATGGTCACACTAAAAATCTTAGGAGAGTTCTCCTTACCGGAATGTTGTATGGAACACCAGCATAGTACCGCTTGATGACCTCATTGGTATCAGTTGGAATCCCAGTACTATTCACATAGAACTTCATCGTGCTGTTGTCATCGTTGAATGGGTTCCTGAAGCTCACCTCCCATGAATAAGACCGTTGAGGGTCTTCATATGGATTGGCATCAGCCCATCCTGCGATAGTTCTGTTAATGTCAAAGACTTTACTGGTTACGTTGTCAATCTTCCGTGAAGCTGGAGGATAAACACGTCGTAGAGTTTTTTGTGCATCTTGTAGGAAACCAAATGGCATATCGTCTGTCCTAGGTGTATAATTCGTCTTGATATTATTTATCAGAAGAAAAATCACCGATATGATAAATAAATATTGTACAGGTGTTGACATGGCTCTTAGAGTTGTGATAACATCACGAAACATGGCCTAGAACTATAGCGGAATCTAGGTAACGGGGCTGACAGACCTCAACTCACGAAGCCATAGTAAGATCGCGCTTCACTGTCAAAATAGCGATCCCAGGGTTAGGAATGAATACATAACCTTACGGGTAAGACTGTGTAAACAACTCCCGTCTACTGTATCCGCAGGTAGGCAAAATCACAGAGAGTACATTTTGCTCCCTTTTAGGAGGAAGGCATTCCATACCGGCTGTCTCTGTTCGGCTGGTGTTGGATCAGTGGAAATCCCATCAAAAGTGATTCTTGTAATTCTTTTTTGGGATTCCACGATGAGATAAACGGGACGGTTGAAAACTTCCTTGAAGTCGTGCTTCGGCATGGCTTCCATTGTGTGGGGCGAGCGTGACGCCATATATCACGGCCCGATAAAGAGCAAATAGTAAGTGTACTAAGTAGTTTAGATTGTTAAGTTATTAAAGAGGTTTAACCAAACAACATAAGTTATTGATATTTCTTATATAATATTAATAGATTAATCATAGTTCGCCTGTGGCTCACTATGATACTGAACAGTCGAGTTGCCTACGGCAAACTCTCCTGTTGCGGGCCTAATGGCCAGTGGTGTTTGTGTTTCAAAATCTCTATAAATCTAAATTATATTAAAACAGATAAAATAAATCTCTCAGAGTGGCCTTCATTTCATTCCCGCCTCCTAGGGACAAATATATCTAAATTATAGAAACATAGGATATATTGAGTCTCTCCTTGACATACTCTCCAACATCAGTTAGTATCATATCATCTTATGACAAATTCTTTAGAGGTTAAGAACGATATGAAACTTAGAATCTGGACAGACGGCGGTGCAACATTCAACGGCAAAGATCACGCTGTTGGTGGTTGGGGTGTTGTGGTAGAGTCGAATGGCGAAAAGACTTTCTACAGTGGCTATGAGCCTGCGTCTAAGAAGATCAGAGTAACAAACAATAGGATGGAGCTACTTGGGCTTATTAATGCCCTAGAAATGGCTCTCAGTGAGTTTGACGGCGAATACGTACCAACGACCGTGTACTGTGATTCAAAATATGTTGTTAGCTCTGTTACTAAATGGCTACCGGGATGGAAACGTCGTGGTTGGAAAAAACAAGGTGGATCATTGAAGAATGTTGATCTCCTTAAACACATTGACAGTCTCAAACCGCAGTTCGGCAATCTCAGTATTCGTTGGGTGAGAGGACATAACGGAAATAAAAATAATGAACTATCCGATCAACTTGCAACTGAGGCTATCCGCAATAAGAAAGGGCTTCGAGAAACCACCATTCCTCAACCAACTGAGAAACCAGAGTTGGACGTGTTTCAGGCATTCACATCAACACCGGCGGTATATGGGTGGGGAATCGTGCTATCATATGACGGTAAAACTATCATCCAATCCGGCAAAGAGAGAAAGCGGAGCATCGATGATATTGAGAAGGAACTTAAAAAAATGATTCAGGACATCATCGTGGATGAAGGACTTGTTAAATCTCACAAAGTTGTGGTTCACCCGCTCGATTCCAATCACACGTTGCGAGTATTTGCGGTGAATGCGTCTAAATCGGAAATCATGTAAAGAGGATTAGTTCTTATTGAACAACACAGTAGACAAAAAGAAGCCCCTCAAATGAGGGGCTTTTAAGTTTAGGTGGAAGAACCTGATTGAAGGAGGAGGCGATTTGTGGGGCCAACCAGATTCTTCCTATTCTTATTTATTGTAGTTATTTCTTTTCTTACTCAGGAAGGTTGGTGTCGTAGCTGAATGTGACTTCAACTTTCTTATGCTCAGAACCAGAATAATCAAGACTTGTATCGCCAATCTCGGTTGGGAATACGTTGGTCATTCGGTTGGTCTGAGTGACTGTCTCTGAGTCGTGCGCCATGAGCTTGATAAGAAGTTCAGAAGCGTACTGGTCGCGAGTAGCACCACCACCGCTCACACTGTTCGACAGACCGTTTTCCATCCAGTTCTTGAAGTAGTTGTAAACATCGTTTGATTCACTGTCCCAAAAGGTAATGGAAATGGTGTGGCTTGATGCATCACGACCTGAGTGGAAGGTCTTTTGGCCCTTGAACTCAATGGTAATTGTTTCTATTGAGCTTTGGGGAATTGAAACGCTTTCTGCGCGAAGCGTTAGTAGTGGTAGAGTGCCTGCTACGGATGAACCAAGAAGTTCAATCTCCCATTCAAAAGCACGCTGCGGATCGTTAACCGCACGGACATCGTTAATACTAGCCATTTGACTTTCTCCTATAAAAAGAATATGATTGTTTATTGGTGATTTATTATATTTAGTCTAAGGTGATATATACATGGTGAGAGGAATCAATGATGAAAAATGAGTGTATCTACCTGATCAATAATGAAAACCAGATCACCGATAGGGTTATAAGTAAGAAATATCCTGACCTATATGACACTATCGTAGAGGCCACTAAATTTCTTGATGAGTGCATCACAACAAAAATTCCACACTTCTCAGTGAGGCTTTATTGTGTCTTAAACGACATCAGTGAAGTCCCAGTATGCCCAATATGTAATAAGAAGACAGTTGGGCTTTCTAGCAAGAAACGGGGAAAACTGTATATGTTGAAAGCGACATGTGGCGGAAAAGATTGTCATCCGTCTAAGCTGGATCATGTTAAGGAAAAGGTAATCACGACAAACCTTGAGAAATATGGCGCAATTTATGCAACCTGCACTGATAGTGTAAAGCAAAAAGTTAGAGAAACTAACCGGGAGCGGTATGGTTCTGATTATGCGATGCGGTCGGAGGAATTGAAAGAAAAGTATAGCGAATCTATCCAAGAGAAGTACGGAACAAAATGGTATACATCAACCGATAGGTTCAAAGAAAACCAATACAAATCCTTCAAAGAACAACACGGTGTTGATAATCCCATGCAATTGAAAGCTGTGTTGGATAAACAAAAAGCAACTAACAAGGAGAAATACGGAACGGACTATTATTTTGCTTCGGCGCAACACAGGGGAGAGTATTGGGGAATCAGCAAAGATACACGTGATATACTTTCAAATAAAGAACAACTTGAAAAGTTATACCAAGAACACAAGACGATAACCTCACTCTATAAACATTTTGGCGATGTCAGTGAAACCACAATTTCGAGAGCTTTAGTTGAAAACGATATACCTATAACATATACGATGAACAAGGTTTCTACTGGTGAACAGGAGTTGTCTGATTTCATCAGAGCGCATTATGATGGGGACGATATCATCCAGTCCGATAGAACTATACTCGATGGTAAAGAACTGGATATCTATATCCCATCAAAACAAATCGCAGTTGAGTTCAACGGCTTGTTTTGGCATTGTTCTCGGTTCAAAGATAAATTGTTCCATCAAGAAAAAGCACTTAAT